CCGCCTCGGCGGCCGCTACCCCGAGGACGCCGACAACCTCCCCGACGATGCCCACCTGGCCGCCCTCCAGGACGCCGGGCGCCTGTACCGACGCCGGGATTCGCTCGACGGGACCATCGGTTACGGCGACCTCGGCGCGGTACGGGTGGGCCGGGCCGACCCCGACGTCGAGCGCCTATACGCCTCGGCCGGCGCCCCGCTCGTATTCGGATGAGTTGGGACCGCGTCGCCGCCGCTAAGGCCCTGGCCGGCCTGCTCACCGCCGCCACCGACGGCGAGGCCGTGGCCATTTACGACCACCCGCCGAAGAGCTTCACGCCGCCGGCGCTAATCATTCAGCTACCGACCCGGGTTATCCCGCATTCGCCGGCCTTCGGGACCGATACGGCCGAGTGGACCGTACTGGCCGGCGTCGACGTGGAAGGCGCCGACTACCTCGACGACCTCTTACGGACCGTTACCGACGTGGTCGAGCTCGAGCCGACCCTCGCCGGCGAATCGGTTAACACCCGGGTCACCGAGTGGCGCAACTACCGAGTATTGAACGTGACCGGCGCCGACTACCTCGTCGCCGAGGCCGCCCTAGAAACCCGAATGTAGAAACGGAGGACCTATGCCAGTAGATATCCGAGCTCGGGCCGACGCCGAGCGATTCAACGACCCTGTACCGCCCGACGCCGAACACGTAATGATGACAAACGCCTACGTCGAGCTCGGCGGCGCCAACCTGCGCTGTCTGGCCATCTCGGTCGAGATAGACCCGGAAAACTCGCCCATCACTCAAACCACGTTCTGCGGAGTCCAGGACTACCCCGGGCCGGTCAAATGGCATTTCCGGGCGAAACTGGCGCAGTCGTTCTCGCCGGGCGCCACCCACGACACGCTTTACGCCGGGCTCAAGGCTTACGAGGACGCCGGCGAATTGCTCGACTTCAAGGTTCGGGCCCACGCCTCGAGAGAAGTCTCGCCCACTAATCCGAGCTTCGAAGGCGAGCTCGTGCCTCAGCCTTACCGCCTCTTCGGCGGCGACGCCGGCGCCGCGTCGGAGGTCGATATCGACTGGACCTGTGTCGGCCCGCCCACCATTAACGAAGGCGCGGCCGCGCCGTAATGGCGTCGCCGGCGCCGGTCGTGGCCCTGGTCGGCATGGCCGCGCTACGCCGGGACCTCAACCGCCTATCGACTGACACGTCGGGCCCGCTCTTCGCCGGCATAAAGCAGGCCGGCCGGGCGGCCGCCGACCCGGTCGCCGCCGCCGCTCGAGGCCGGGTGCCGGTCGACTCGGGCGACCTGCGCGGCGATATCCGGGTTTCGGCTACCAAGACGGGCGCGACGGTTCGTATGGGCCGGGTGGCCGTGCCCTATGCCGGGTGGATTGAGTTCGGCGGCGCTAGGTGGGATGGCTACGAGCGGCCTTACCAGGCCGGCGGGCGGTACCTCTTCCCGGCCGCCTCGGACCTGGCCACCGTGGCCGCCGAGAAATACGAGCGGGCCCTGACTCAGGTATTCGCCCGCTCGGATATCTGGACTAACACGACAACCGACGGGAGCTCAATCCGTGACTAGCAAGCGCGACTACCTCGACGAGCCCGTAATTCTTTACGCCGGCGAAGGCCTTCGGTTCTCGGCCGACGCCCTCCGCGCCCTCAATAAGGCGACGGGCCGGACCCTTACCGACCTGGTCGACGACGAAGGAGACCAGGTCGACCGTTTCCAGGCTATGGCTTTCGCCGAGCTCTTTCGCCGGGCGGCCCGGGCCGGGCATCTTCCCGACGCCGGCGAACTATGGGAACGGGCCGGCCGGGTCGAGTTGTGTCTCGAGGTCGCCCGTCCGCTGGACCCTACGCCCGGCGAGTTCTCGACGACCTCGCCGCCTTCTGCGCCTACTGGCGAATGACCCCGACCGAGGTCGACGCCCTCGACGACGAAACCTATAAGGCTTTCGTGCGGTTCATGGTCGACCACGCCCGCGCCATTCAGAAGAGCAGGCGGCGCTAGCTAATGGCGGGCCCGTCGGTAGCGGTTCGAATCCTCGGCGACCTTAAAGACTTTTCGAGCTCGCTCGGGAATGTCGGCAAGACGGCCGAAGGCGCTATGACGCGGGCCCATAACGCCTTTTCCGGGTTTCTCGGCGTGGTCAACCGGACCGGAGTACTCGGGCCCTTCGGCGAGGCCCTGTCGGGTATCGACGAGGCCATCGGGAAGGTAATCGAGCACGGGAGCTCAATCGGTACGACCATGATCGGCGTCGGCGGCGCCCTGGCCGGCGTCGGCGTCGGGTTACAGGCCCTCGGCTCGAAAGACAAGGCCGCCCACCAACAACTAGTGGCATCGGTCGAGGCGACCGGGAAGGCTTACGACGATTACGCCGACCAGGTCGAAGGCGCCATTAAGAAGCAGGAGAAATACGGGACCACGGCGAACACGACTCAGGACGCCCTACGGGTTCTGACTCAGGCTATGGGAGACCCGCAGAAGGCCCTAGATAATCTCGGCGTGGCCGCCGACCTGGCGAAGGCCAAACACGAGGACCTAGCTACCGCCGCCGGTCAGGTCGGTAAGGCTTACGGCGGCTCGGCGAAACTCCTAAAAGAGTTCGGCATATCGACGAAGGACTCGACCGGCGCGGTTAAGGATCACGACGCGGTTATCGGCGAGCTCGCCGCCAAATTGCAAGGCCAGGCGGCCGCCGGCGCCGATACCTTCGCCGGGAAACTCGACGCGCTCAAGGCTCACGCCGAGGATTCGGCCGCCGCCTTCGGACAGAAGTACGGGCCGGCCCTGACCGCGGCGGGCGCCGTTATGGCCGGGCTCGGCGCCGTTATCGAAACGACCACGGCGATAACTAAGGCTTTCACCGCCTCGGAGTTCGCCGCCAGTGTGGCCGAGTACGCGACGCTCGGCCCGATCCTTTTGATTATCGCCGCCGTGGCCCTGCTCGGCGTCGGCATATACGAGCTCGTCAAACACTGGTCGACGGTTTGGTCGGCGATTCAAACCGCGGTTCAGGCGGTTTGGAATTGGATTAAGAGCAATTGGCCGCTACTGCTCGGGATTCTGCTCGGCCCGATCGCGACCGCCGTGGTTCTCATCGTTCAACACTGGCAACAAATTTCGAACGGCGCCCGGGTCGTGATCGACGAGGTACGCAACCTCTTTAACGGCCTGGTCGGATTCATCGCCGGGATACCGGGCCGCATCGGCGGAATGCTCGCCGGCATGTTCGACTCGCTATGGCAAGGCTTCCGCGGCACCATAAACCGAATCATCGACGGGTGGAACGGGCTGCACTTCGGGATACCCGCCATCGACACGCACATTCCCGGGATAGGGAAAATCGGCGGCGAATCGGTCGGCGTGCCTCAGATACCGCGCCTCGCTCAAGGCGGCCTGATAACCGCGACCGGGTTCGTTTTCGCCCACGCCGGCGAGGCCATCACGCCCTATCCGGGTCGGAGCTCGCCGGCCGTCAATATCGAACACGCCGAGTTCGCGACCGAGCTCGACGTCGAGGCCTTTATGCGCCGGGCCGCGTGGGTCGTGAAAACGGCGGCCGTTTAATGGCCGGCGAATGTGTGCGCACGGCCTGGCTCGAGCTCGACGACGGGCGCCGCCTTCCCCTCGAGGACCCGGCCGCCGGCTACTTCTGCGCCGAGCTCGACCTCGGCTACCCCGACGTTAGAGAGGTAACGAGTAACCGGCCCGACCAGGACGGCGCCGACGACCGTACGACCCTCTTCGGCGGCCGGGTGATAACCGCCAACATTTCCGCGCTTAAAGGCGCCCGGGCCGTTATCGACGACGTGGCCGCCAGCTTCGCCCCCTATATGGTCGCCCGGGCCCGCCCTGAGCTTCACTACGTCCTAGAACGGCCCGGCAACCCGGAACGGGTGCTAACCGTGCGCCCGGCCGGCTACTCGTGGCCTATCGCCGGCGCCCATCAGCGCGAAATTCAACTGCAATTCTTCGCCGCCGACCCGGTCGCCTACGACCCGACCGAGCGAACCGCGGTCGCTTACGCCGGCTCGAGTCTGGCCCCGGGCCGCTGGTATCCGCTCGTGTTTCCCCGCGTGTACCCGGAAGGTAGCGGTACCGGCCCGGTCGTGGCCCGCCTCGAGCACGACGGCGACCTCGACGCTCGGCCGACGTTACGGATTTACGGGCCGGTCGGCCGGCCGCGAGTGTCGTTCGGTTCCTACCATCCCGACGGGTTCTACCTCGGCGGCGCCGTGATCGAGTTCGCCCCGACGTTCAATATCGACCCGGGCCGATTCGTCGAGGTCGACACGGTCGCCTATACCGCCCGGCGCGACGGCGACCCGTTGCAACCCGTCGAGCATTTTCTCGTCTGGTCGAGTTTGCGCTGGCCGTCCCTGCCGGCCCGGCCGGCCTATTCGTTCATGTACCTCGAGGGAACCTCGGCCGACGGGCTCACTCAGGTACAGGCCGCCTGGCGCGACGGGTTTCTCGCGTGACCTGGCCGGCCGCTCGAGCTCCGGGCGGGCCGTCGCGCGGTTACGGCCGGCCGGCGGCCGTGGCCCTCGACGGCGACCGGCCGGGCGAAACCATCGAACCGCCGGGAACCTTCCCCGTACCGCACGGGCGCGGCCGCTGGCGCCTGGCCCTACATTCCCGCCAGTTTGCGGCCGGGCCGTGGCAGTCGACCTTTATCGCCGAGCTCGTCGGCGCCCGCGGCCGCCGCCTCGACCAACCCTGGAATTCGCCG